AAATCTTTGGCTCCTCTCAGTTCAAAATGCTGCAAGCGATCCACAAACTTTTTGATGTAAAGATTGCTCATTACTGGAATTTGAGTGCATCTGCAGTGTGTGCTGGTCCGCGATAAGAGTAGCGTTGTAACAAGATCAATTTGGGACAGAAACACTGTTCCCAACGACCATTAACTTCAATTTCATAGTATCCGGCAGCAAACCAAGATTTAGATTTCATTCTTTTGGTGAAAATGGGCAGCCTACGTTGGACATCGTAAATGGCATTGTATGGCACACAGCCAGTGTCAAATCCGTTTACTGAATGTTCACGTGGGCCTTTTTTCTTGGCATGCGGCGCCTCAAAAATGATCCGAGTTTGGTTCTTTATGGTTTTTATTGTTTTGAATTCTTGCTGATCATTGTACATGCGCACAGTGAATCCTGTGCTGTTGGCCTCAACCATACCGATTTTTTCATCGTTTTCTTTGAGTATCCAGTATTTGTTTGCAATGACAGGTTTTGCTAGGATCATGTGTGCAATGCTCCTTGATATGTTTTATTTAACCACCGTCCAAACTGCTCGGCATGTTCACTGGCACGGTTCAATTGATATTTACCGCAGAATTTCATGAAGTGACTACCAACTTGCCCCACGTCTTTATGACTGATTTGTGCGTGGATAGCAATATCCACGGCCTGTTTCACTGTGTCTGGTTGGGCAGTGAGATCGATTAGGCTGCGATTGCGATTGTAATCATCCAGCACACGATGCTCTATGCCGTTGTGATCAACCCATCTTTGCAGCATGAGGTTGTTCCAAGCATAGCCCTTGTTGCCGCGATCAGCAAATGCTTCATTGAGACCCACTTTGTTTTTCGTTCCTTTGGTACGCACCCCGGGATACGCTGAGAACACATTATCACTGATATCACCACGCATGCATTTTTCAAACAGCAACCATTCAGGATTTGGAACAGTTTTGGGTTCTTTGGTTTTTTTATCTATAATTCGTTGACCTTTGGCATCAAAAACGCCTTTGACAGTGAGTAGCTCGTCTGTGATGCCGTTGTATTGCTGGACATTTTCGTTCAACAGTTGTACAAAATCTGTGTCACTGGATACAATGTAGTGTTGATCTGTGGGATGCAAGGCGATCCATCTAGCAATGATATCATCTGCTTCGGCATTGGGTTCGCGGATCACAGAGCAATTGGTGCGCACATTGAGATAGTCTTTGAACGCATCAAAGGTTTCCCAGAACATGCGATCTTCATCCTTTTCTTTTTCAGTCAACGCTGCACGAGCCTCGTCACGATTTTTTTTATAGGGTTGATAGTGATCCTTGCGCCACGAACGCCCTTCCAAACAGAACACCACATGGTCAGCTTGGAATTTATTGAATACTTTGTTTACAGCACTCAGCGTGATGTGCAGAGCATAGCCAACTTTCTCCCAGGGATCTGTTGCGCGGAAAGCCACATGCCGAGCACGGAAAAACATATTGGCAGTATCAATCAACAGATATTTCATATCTAATAAATTTTATTGTCAATACAGTATTGTAACATAAACTCCGCCCAAAATCTATGGGCATCCTTGCCGAAATGCCATGAATGCGGCGCCACTGTGTCAAAACCGTTGCGTATCAGCACATTGTGATAGGTTTGGTCTATATCATATGGACCAATATAGCTATGGCCCCAATCTTGGCGTTTTTTAATCGTACTTCCAAAATAATTGTTGCCATTGAAAAACACATGACGTATCTGTTGTTGTTTGAGTTCTTGATGCATCTGCCAAATACGTTTGTGAGCCTGTTGTTCTTTATCCGCGAGATCCAAATTGGCCACATAATGCCGATAGCGTTCGGCCAATTCTGGCGGGACAGAATCTAATCCCGAGCCGTTGACTTGATACAAGATGTTGTTGTGCAACCACTCCTCACGTTCCCAGGTGCTCCATTGTATGATTACCACAGTACGGTACCAATCTTGTTTGCGCGATGCCAGCCATGCGCGTGTGGTACGCAATATACGATCATTGCTGGCAGCAGATTCAGCATCACAAATAAAAATTGCTTTCAGTGTGTCTGCCAACTGACGCCCCCAGCTGGCGTTGAGATTATCTGGGTGTGGTAAACGTCCAAGATGTACTAGCCCACCGTCATCTTCGGCAAATGCATGAGCATTAACAGCCTCGGCTGCCGCTGTGTGGCTATCACCATTTACATATAAAATTGTCATTTTTGACCTTGGATGTCAGTGGTCAAAATGTTATTTTGGAAGACTAGACTTTTCAGATTCAGCCACACGTTTTCGTAAGCTTGAGCTGGAAAAACTGTGATCTCGACCATTAAACACTATCTTGATTCCACGCTTTTCACATTCATTTTGACCGGAAAAATAAGTGCTTTGATATTCCACTCCCAGTATGCGCACATCAATAGGCAGGATCAACAATAAGTCAACGAGATCTTGTTCGGTAGAATAGACTACTACTTCGTCTACGTATCTACAAGCAGCCAACTGTATTTGGCGTTCTATTATGCTTTGTACAGGTTTGTTTTTTGTGTCAGGACGATCGATGGTAGGGTCTGTCTGTAGACCACAAATGAGATAATCACAGTGATTCTTGGCTTCGGCCAGCATGGCAATATGCCCGGCATGAAGTAAATCAAAGGAGCTAAAAACAATACCTATGGTTCTACCCTCGGATTTCAGACGTTTAATTTCATTAAAAATGTTCATCTAGCGGTTCTCAATATGCAGTGTAATTGAAGTCATTGGTTACACATCAGCGGTCTTGTATATGTCGCTGTATATCTTTAATTTACTAATCTTTGCCTGTCGAGCAATCTCTACTGCCTTGGGATCGATTAGATTATTGTCTACCATGAGATTGACCATGCACAAAAAATCTCCAACTTCGGTTTCCAGTTTCTGTCTATGTCTCATGCCATCTTTGTGAATATTGTCTATACCAAAACGAAACACTTTGGCAATCTCTTGTATCACTTCTGCAGCTTCTTCCTGTGTGATTATCAAGATTTCTCGCTGTAGTTCAGTGATCACGACACTTCTCTCCTACCATCACCTATATCCTTGCTTTGTGTATATCTGCTAGAATTGTTTATGGCCTGGTCTTGTTCGTAAGTCTCTAGCACCACGTTCCTGCATACGTTTTGAAACCACTGATCCACTATGTCGGTGTCAGTTTTGCCTTGATAACCTGCTCTAATCAAGTTGGCTACAAACTTGTCATTCCAGTCAAATTCAAATGCACCAGAGTTAATGTCATTGGGATCCACATCCATGCTAAGGATCGTGATGTAAGGTTCACCACGTTCGGTAGCCAATTCCTTGGGAGACTTTTTTGCTTTTTTTTGTTCGTCTTTTGTCTTTTCTATATTTTGGGCAACATTTTCTTTAGGCGCAGACGTTTTACTGATTTTTTTAGGTCTTTTGAACAGATCAAGTATTCCCATTTTCGTTCCTTTTTAATGCTATCAGTATCTGTAATTTATCATAAACATCTCTTAGCGTGGGATCTTTTTGTATGATATTTAGATCCTGGATCCAACCGGTTTTAGAGGCCCAACCATTTTCTCCACCATTGTTGCGATAAACAGCATCAGCTTCGATGAGATAACCTGTGTAGTGTAAAACAGGACCGCTGATATTATTGCCGTCCAGCAAAGCCAAAGTTTCGGCTATGGGGCGCAGTTTTTGTTTGTACTCATCTGAATATTCAGCGGTACCGATTCGCCAACCACCTGCGGGTTCTTTAATTTCGTATACCATCTTTGCACTATGGTTTGATGGTTCCACAACTATTTTGGTCATTCTATTATATTTCCTTTATCGTCTACTTCACACCAGGTATAATCGCCTAACCATTTGACCTTGGCTATGTATTGATAGTGGTTAGGCGCACTATTGCACCAGTCTGCGGGTCCCAAATGCGTGAGTATGATCCTGTTATGTATGGTATCTTGTGCCAACCAATAAGGTTGTCCATGATATGTCTGGAATTGATAGTAAGCGTTGTGTACCATGTCAGTTATGTCTAGGCGCCGTTTGATGCTAGCAGCCTGCCGTTGCAACACAACCACTAGTTCTAGTATCCTGTCATATTCTTGTTGTGCATGCATCCTGGCCACATTGACCATGATATCTTTTTGTTTTTCAATTGGGATAAGGTCAAAGTTCGGTCCGCTTGTTTCTGTGGGGTAAGGAGTGACGTTTTTATTAAAGAACTCTATTACCACATTACCTGTGGAGATATCAAAACTGTTTATACCTTTGGCACGGTTGTTTTCCAATCATGTACCCCACCGGTTGCGCCAAATATCGACCTGAAGTCGCGGGCTATAGCGCCATCCGCGATCCATGGCCATTTTGGCCACTTGTTGTGTATTTAAGTTGTACACCTGTGCCACGCCACCCACAGGCATGAGATAAACAGGGCCACCAAAACCAGCTGCTCTAAAATCTAAAACCGCACGTTCGGCATCAATTACATCTTCTTTGGTTGCCACCACAAACTTGAGATAGGTCATACCTATCATTTCATAGCTCTTGACAATTTTGGGGTTAATCGCCAACTCCCATTTTTCACCAGAGCAAGGCAATTTAGGACTGACAGAAAATGTCAAGCGATCATAATCTCTACCATGTCGGGTGAACTCTTCAAAAAGATAATCACGTACCTGAGGGAAAATTTCTTGGCTGCCATTGGTTTCAAATGTAATGTCCCGTAGACCCGAACGTCTGCAGATTTCAATTAAATCGGGGTACAGTTGCTGATATCCCAACAAAGGTTCACCACCAGTGATTACTAGATGCACAGTGTCAACAATGCCTTGATCCCATTGACGGTTGGGTATGAGATCGTGCATTTTTTCTGCTATGATGTTTACCGGGTCTTGGGCAGTGAAACGCTTGAACTCGGGATAAATCGAAGCATAGGTATCACAACCTGTAGTTACCAAGGGCAAATCTTCAAACTTTTTATAGTTGTCAATGTTGGCTATTATTTCTATTACTTCAGGATTGTGCCCTCTAATTTCTTCGTCACGCGAGCGCCCAAATTTTTTACAACGAAAATTACATCCGTATGTGCGAAAGAACACACTAGGCACGCCAGCCCATCTGCCCTCGCCTTGTATGCTGTAAAATATTTCTGTATAGGTAATCTTTTTCATCAATGATTACGCTTTCCATCAAACACACAGTTAAACACTAGATTCATGTCCCCGTCATTGATCACACGGTGGAATGCCCCGTCGGGAATTAACACAATGTCTCCGGTGGCGACTGCAAATGGTTCATCGGTTTCTTCACCCACTATCATTTTGCCCCAACCCTGGACGAAAAAATACACTTCTTCTTGGCCGGCATGTCGATGGCCGCGTGTCTGCTGATTGCGATACAGTTTGGTTGAGCTCAACACAAGATTATTTAGATCTCGATTGTCCTTAAGCAAATAAACTTCGGTATCTTTAACTATCTCGCCACCGATATCATGATTGTGATATTTTTTCACTTTTGCTCCTTTAGTGAAGACCTGGCATTAGCGGATCTTCAAAGTCAAACTGGTCAGCAAACTTATCTTCATCAAACCATATGCTGAATTCCTCCCTAAAATCTTCGTTTTCTTTTAACCAATGAAGCACTGATTGTTGTTCATACTTGTTTAGATCACGATAAAGATCTCTAAAGTGTCCTGCTTGTTCTGTACTGGCTTTGTCTCTAATTTCTTCTGCTTCTTCATCGGCGCCCTCGTGTTCAACTTCTTCGGCCTGCATCCAGGTATTATAGGCCAAGTTAAAGGCTTTTTTGTTGAGACTCTGCGTTAGATTATAGGTTTCATCATAGGTCAACATGGTATTTGCTCTTATGGGTGCTGTGTTCCGGGAGTCCACCTACACCACCACTCTTCCCAGGGAAAAATTATCCAATGTGGATCATTGTGTTTGTTTACTATCTCAGCACTGTAGTCCACAGACAACTCTGCGCCACTGGTTTCGTTGTCAATGAGCGTGGCAATGCGCACATTGTTACCCCATATTGACGCCCATTCAGGATCATTGGGATTACATGAGCGTTGCCAGTCTTGGCGGATCCAGTTGATAGTGTTACCCGAATCATTTATGTCATCCACTATCAAAATTTGTTTACGCAAAGCCGGATTACTTACACCAGGCAAATCATCAGTTCTGTGATATCCATAGGCTTCTTCGGCCATCCAAAGATTGCTTTCGCAACCATAGGACGCACCATCACGCAATCTAATACTCAAGGTGCGCATGTCACAGTTTAGATATTGACTCAACAAATTAGCCGGTATCAAACCACCTCGAGTGATTCCTACGATGTAATCTGGTGTCCATTTATCGATCCACATTTGTCTTACCAGTTCCTGCACCTGACGCTGTACATCATTCCAATTCAAGTAAACTCTTTTCATTTACATTCCATATGTTTCTAATGATTTGTTTAAACCTAACAATGGGAGATTCAATAAATTCAATCTAGTTGAATCACCGGTATAACTCATACCGTTTTGTTCAACAACCCGTATC